GCGTGCGGTTTCGTACGACGAGGAGAAGTGCGCGTGCTCGGTGTGCGGGCTGGCCCCGTTGTACGAGCTCTGCCGCCAGGAGTTCGACGCCTCCCAGATCCGGCGGTTGAAGATGATGTACCGCAGCCGCTTCTCGGCACCGCTGCGACAGCGGCCGAGGATGTGCTGCACCACCTTCTCCATGGTCAGGTTCGACGTCCGCAGGTCGGCGGTGGCGTCGAACGCGTGCACCTCGTGTTTGGAGTCGGCGTCGCGGATCGGCACCCGGCCGACCTCGTCGTCGTTGTGGTCGGAGACAGAGGCCTGGTGGGCCTCGTCGCCGATGGTGCCGTCCGAGGCCTTGCTGCGGGCCGGCGCGATCAGGTCGAGCTCGGCCCGCAGCTGCACGAGACAGGGCACTAGAACCCAGCTGGCCATGGGGTTCTCCTATTCGGGGATCAGGTCGACGAGCAGCCAACCGGGACTGACCGCCGACGCGCGTTGCTGGCAGTTGCCGCCGCCTAGGTTGCGGATCACGGTGTAGACGAACGTCTTGTTACCGGTCGCGATCGCGACGTACTGGGCGTATAGCGGTGGCGCCGAGTAGCCGACCGTCGAGTTCGTCGCGGCGTAGACCTGCCCGGAGGCGATTTCGGTGCCGGTCAGCGAGTCCTCGCGGATCCGGCAAATGGCGCTGTCGCCAGCCGTGGTCGAGGAGATCCGGGCGAGGCCGGTAATCGCGTAGGCCCGGTTCGTTTCGAGATACGCGGTGACGGTCATCGTGACGACCTGGGCGGTGGTGATGTTGCCCGAGTCGGCCACCACAGACGTCGTCCCGACTCGGGTGGCGATGTCCGCCGCGGTGATGATGTCGCCAGCAGCCACAGGCCCTCCTACAGTGCGGTCCGGGCCGGATTGGCCAGGCGGATCTGGGCACCGCTGAGCTGCGGCTTGACGATGCCGTTGACGGCCCGGGTGACGTTCGCGGTCTGCGCAGTCGACCCGACCAGACCCATGTCGATGTCGTCGATCCATAGCTGGGCGCCGGTCGCCGGGGACCCGGTCAGCGATGGGCCGTGTCGGCCGGTCGCCGCGGTGGCCGGGGCGACGTGCACCGCGCTGATCGGTGTCCACACCCCGGGCGGAATGGGGACAGCAACCGACGTCGTGGTCAGGTAGGCGGAGGTCGTATACCAGTCGATGGCGACAACCACGCTGGTCACGGTGGGCGAGTAGGCCCACATCGTGACCCGGTAGCTGGATCCGGGCGTGACCGCGTACCCGGTGGTCGGCCGGACGTACGCCTGGGAGGGCGTGCCGACGACGGTGAGCAGCCCGGCGTAGAAGCCGTGAGCGGCCTGCGCTGACGACTGCACGAAGGTCGCCGCGGTGGGCGTCCAGCCGGTCACGCCGCCCTCAAAGGAACCATCGAGCGCTCCGGTGATTGACCCGGGTGTCGACATGCGGGTGACCGTCACTCGCTCGCCGGCCACCCGCCAGTCGTACGGCGTCGACCTGGTCGACCAGGTCTCGCGCGGGTTCGCGGTGGTGATCGTCCAGACGTCGGACCCTGCAATCTGGTCGGCGACCAGCGTGGTACTCGCCGAGTCGGCCCGGGTGCCTCCGTGGCCCATCACTCCGACGTCCCACGGCCGGGCCGGTGAGCATGCCAGCGTCACCCGCCAGGAGTCCGAGGTGATCTCCTGCGTCCAGCCCTCGACGATCAGCTCCGGGTCCTCGCCGATCGGGCCCTGCGACGGCACGCCGGTCAGCCGGATCCGCATGCCGTGCCGGCGGCCGAGCCACCGCGCGAGCAGCTCCGGACGGTCGGTCAGGTCGAGCGTGATCCGCGGCCAGCGGGACTCCGGCTGCGTGCCGAGGTGCACCCGCCAGGCCGCATGGTCGGGTAGGTGCCCGTCGTCGACGATATTGATCTGCGCCGAGTCCGGTCGCCGGCCGACTCGGGTGATGCTGGCGGCGTCCTGGGCGGTGGCCTCGCCGCCGCCGGTCCGGCTGACTGTCCACACGTTGCGCGTGCGCAGGTCGTCGTGGGTCGGCCGCGGCACGTCGCCGACGTCGCCGTCCGGCGCGATCCGGGCTGTCAGCCAGACGTCCTGGTTGTAACGGGATCGGCGGGGCCGGTAGACGATCCACCGGCTGTCCTCATACAGCACACCACCGTCGGCGGCCTCGCACTCGCGCAGCAGGTCAACCGCAGTCGCCGGGGCCTGGCGGCCCATCGGCTCGGTCGTGACGTCGCTGTAGCTGTAGATCGCCTCGTCCTCGACCCCGAGGTCCAGGCCCTGCTCGTCGGCCAGCCGATTGATCCGGACGCCGGCCAGCTCGCCAGCCCATCCGCTGCTGACCTGCCGGTAGGGACCGGCAAGCAACGAGGTGTCGCGGGACCCGATCCAGAGGTGCGAGGCCAGGCTGCCCGCCACCGGGGCGTGCGCGATGACCTGCCCCGCGCGGTCCACTCCACCGGCGAAGGATCCGGATGTGGAGTAGTACGAGCCGTACGGGTATCCCACCTGGTGCCAGATGAGCGTCCAGTTGACGTTGGCGCCCGCGTCCGTCGTCCGCAAGTTCAGCCCGAACCACCGTCCCGGCGTGATTGAGTACGGGACGACGGCCGAGGAAAAGACGCCCGCGCCGTCGGCATCGGTGCCCATCACGGAAAACCCGCTGGCACCGGCGAAGATCAGATACCGGGTGGCGGTACCCATGCAGCTGATCTCCATGATCGCCGTATTTGCAACCGGCATCGATGGCAGCTTGAAGTACGCGAGCGCCGACCAGCCAGTCTGCGGGATTCGCCAGGACAGCACCCGTCCGACGATCCGGCTGCTGCCCATCGTGTTGAGCACGGCAGCGGCCGACGCGCCCGGCGGGCAGTCGGTGGCGCCGAACGAGACGTCGACTGCTGTGGCGGCCAGGCCGCGCGGCAGTTCGGACGAGGCGCTGGTCGCGTCGGCGCCGTCCTCCAGCGGCCAATAGCCTTGGCGGGCCGAGACCGCGAGGACCGGATCGGTAGACGAGAGCAGCGAGCGCAGCGGTGACGCGAGTACCTGATCGCCCTGCGAGAGCATCCGCATCGGCCCGGAGATCTCGATCGGCGCCCACGACACCTGTGCCGTCTCGTCCCACTCGGTCGGCCACGCCGGGATGTACCCAGAGATCTCGACGGCCTCGACCTCGAGATCGTCGATGGTCAGGGGCACCCCGTCATTGGCGTTGGCGGCCAACCGCCAGAGGTGGACACCGACCGCCGACCCGGCGCAGACGGTCTCCCAGGTGTAGAGCTCCGACTCCAACGGCGGCGGCGACCCCTCCGGCCACGCTGTCCAGTACAGCGCCGGGCCGTCCCATCGGGCACGCACCCGGATGCGCTGGCCCGGGACGTACGGGATCGAGGTCCCGGCGGCGAGGCCCACGAGGATGCCGTCGCTGTAGCGAGAGATACCCAGCTCGACCTGGCCGGCCGGGGTGAGCTCAGCGCTGAACATCAGGTACTGCAGGGTGGTCATGCTGCGGCGGGCGATGACGCTGTACCGCAGCGGGGCGCCGGTGATCGGTACCGGCGGGGCCACGATCGTCATGACCGCACTCCCGTTGCGGGCATCTGCGCCGATGAGCACCGCGCCCGCGGACTGGTTGGCCGCGGCGAACCCCCGCTGACCGGTGCCACCCGACGCGCCCCAAGCACCCGCCGATCCCTCCAGAGACCATCGCTGGCCGAGCTCCGGCGTACCCCACCCGCCGGCCGCCGGGGTATCGAACGAGGCCCGGCCGGTCACCACGCCCCACCGCGCCGGACAGTTGATCGACAACCGTCCGTACCAGCGGCCGAGCGGGTTGTCCGGGCAGTAGTGCCCGCCCGCGTTGTCCACCGACAACTGAGCCGATCCGGCCTCGATCTGGCTGACCTCGTCGGCCCGGCCGCCGGTGGCGGTGATGTCGTTCTCGACGTGCCGGACGTCCTGCGACCGGTCCTCCCACGCCCAGTTCCTGCGTACCGAGAGATCGGCCCCGGGCGCGATGTAGAACCGCGCGCGATCACTGATGTCCACCGTCAGCTCCTCTTGGTGACGAGCTGGGTGACGGTGCCCCGGACCCCGGGCTTCACTCTCAGCGTGTTGATCAGCAGCTGCCCGAACAGGTCGACCGATGCGCCGGACAGGTCGATGGTCAGCCGGTGCTCGCCGACGCCCGCACTCGCCGAGCCGGTCAGGGGCGTCACTCTTTCCGGCCGGTAGCCCTCACCGAACGAGTAGCTGGTGCCGGACGCGCCGATGCCGTAGACCGGCTCCCGGATCACGCCGCCCTCGGCCATCGCGACGTGCAGGTGGTTACGGTGCAACGGCCACTGGGTGGGCATCGCGTTGTAGTGGCCGCGGGTGAGGCCGTAGTCCCGGTTCTTCGTCCGGTGGATCAGCTCCAGAACCTGGGACTGCCGGGACATGAAGAACTGCGCCAGGCGATCCTGGTTGTAGCCCATGAAATCGATCGCGCGCCCCGAACCGTGCCACTTCGGATCGCCGTGCCTGTACGCGTTGCCAAAGTCGTACGGAATGCCGGACGCCTTGACCAGTGACATGATCTTGCGCCAGACGCCGGAATCACCGCGCTGCGCCGACGGGCTGCTCGGCCAGTTCCCGAACTCGGGCGCGACCTTGGCCAGCGCCTCCGCCATTGACATGATCTTTGTGACCGAAGCATTTACGCGGAACGGCATCTGCAGCACGTGACCACCGCCGGCGTAACCCGGAAGCTGGCCGGTTGCGTTCATCTCGTCGAGCAGGCCCGGATGCGCCTGCTCAATCCGTTGGCGCGCCGATTTCTTGATCACGAACTCGTCGGCGTGCACGATGCCCGCCTCGTCCCACTCGCCGCCGGCGCCGGTCCAGCCGCCGTCGTGGTATCCGGCGTTCTTGCGGAACGCGGCGCGGGCCTCCGAGATCGTGATGCCCTTTTTTGCCGCCTGCTGCGCGACCAGCAAGGTTTCGAGCTCGCGGTACGCCTTGTCCTTGCCGGTGACCGTGACCTCGGTCTGGACCTTGCGGGCGAGGCCGTCGAGCTGCTTGTCGTAGCCCTTGATCCCCTCGCGCACGACGTTGAGACCTGGAGTCAAGATGCTGGTCGGCACCTGCTGCGGAATCCGCTTGTACGCGCCGATCAGCTCCTCGATCGACTTCTCCGTGAATCCGGCCTGGCGCATCGACTTGGCCAGCGCGTCGACGTCCTTGCCGTACTTGCGGTTCGCCTCGTCGAGGGTCATGCCCTCCTGAACGCGCGCCTCCCGAAGGTCCTCGATCGCGTCGAGCTGGTCGAGCACCGCGGTGCGGTTCTTGCGCCCCTCCTCGGACGACACCGACAGGGTGCGTGCGCCCTTGGTCAGCTCCTCGTTCAGGCTGGTCAGCGACTCTTCGTACTTGATCAGCGCCCTGTCCGCGCCGAGCTGCTCGTTGAACAGATCCTCGAATTCCTTGTGGAGAGCCGAGACCTGGTCCGCGGACATCTCTGCGGCTTCGCCCATCTCGGTCATCGAGTCGGACGTCTCGGTGCCCTGCGCTGCCGCCGCCTCCAGCGCGCCGGCGTATCCGGGCAGCACCTTCTTCAGCTCGTTCACGGATACGCCCTGCTCGGCCGCCCGCTTGGCCAGGGCATCGAAGACCTGAGCGGCCTCGGCTGCGTTGCCGCTCGCAACCAGCTGCTGCAACGACTGGTCGACAGCTTCGAGGCGCCGTCGGGAGTTCGCCAGGCTATCGTCCATCTCGCTGAGGCCCGGGATCAGCTCGATCGTGCCAGCCAGGCCGCGAGTGAAGCTGGACCACATCCCGGTGTCGGCAACACCCTTGAGAGCGCTGTCGAGTTTGCCCAGGTCGCCGCCCAGAATCCGGGCAGTCTCGCCGCTGACGTCCCCGGTCGAGGCGAATCGCTCCAGCCCGACACCCAGCGCCTCGATCTGCGGGTTCATGTCGTCGGCCATCGCGCTCACCGCGGCGCCCGCCACCTCCAGGGCGACGAAGCCGGCGGCGGCACGGCCCGCCCACCGCGAGGTCGTCTGCAGTGCGCCCGCGGCGCGTTCGCCGGCCGGGCCGGTCGCGCGGAGTTCGTCCAGCGCCTCGGCGTTCGCCCGGCGCATCTTGACCCATGCCGCGGCAGCGAGCAGCGCAACACCGGTTACGCCCGCCAGCACAGTAAGGCCGCCGGACGCGAAGCTGGGTAGTTGGCTGAACTGGTCGACGAGCGCCCCCGCCATCTGGACAAGAACCCGCAGGCCGCCGTTCGCTCCGCTGCCTGCCTGGATCGCCAGGGTTTCCACTGAGCCGGTCAGGCGCTCGACGTCGCCGGCCAGGTTGTCGGTCAGCTTGGCTGCGGTCTCGGCGGCGTACCCGGCGTCGTTCGTCTTGTCGATCCATGCCTGGATCCCGTCGGCGCCCTGCTCGTAGAGGATGCTCGCGCCGCGAACCGCGTCCGCCCCGAAGATCTGCGCGAGCGCGTTCGCCCTCAACTCGGGGGTGAGATCGCCCAGCTCGGTCCGAAGCTGGCCCGCGAGCGCGGACAGGCCGATGAACTCGCCGCTGGCGTCGTATGCCGAGATGCCCAGCGAGTCCATGAGCTTGCGCGTGACGTCGCTCGGAGCCTGCAACATCAACAGCATCTGCTTGAAGCTGGTGCCCGCATCCGAGCCCATCAGGCCGGCCGAAGCGAACGCAGCCAGGCCACCGACGGTCTCCTCGATCGACAGGCCGGTCTGCGACGCCACCAATCCGGCCTGGTTAAGGGCCATCCCCATGTCGTGGACGTTGCCTTGCGCCTTGCCAGCCGCGGCGGCGAGCAGGTCGGCGATGTGGGGGACGTCCTTACCGTCCAGCTTGAACTGCACCATGGCCGACGCGGCTGTCTCGCTGGCCTCAGCCACGTCAAGCTGGCCAGCCGCCGCTAGGTCGAGCGCGCCATCGAGCGCGCCGCCCAGGATGTCGGCGGTCTCGATACCCGCCTTGGACAGCTCGGTGATTCCGTCGGCCGCCTTGGTCGCCGAGTACTGCGTGTCGGCACCGGCTTCGAGGGCCGCCTGGCGCAGCCGTTCCAGGTCTTCCGCGCTGGCGTGCGTCGCCGCGCTGACGCCGCTCATGGACTTCTCGAAGTCCATGCTGAGCTTGACCGCGCCGCCGGCCGCGCCCGCAAGCACGAGGCCCAGCCCCGCTGCTTGGTCGGCGACCGAGTCCAGGCGGCCCGCCTTGGCCGCGCCGTCCATCTCGCCGGCAAACTTGCGGGCTTCGCCGCCAGCCTCGCGCATCCTCGCCTTGTAGGCGGCAATGTCTGCGGTGAGCCTGACTCCAACGGTGCGCACCGCTCACCTCCGGGTCAGCCGGGCACCCCACAGGTGTGCGCGGCGATGCGGGTAGTTGTCGTCGGTGTAGGTGCCGGCTTGGATTTCGGCCACCGCACGGGTGGCCTGGCAGACCTCCCAGACCGTGTCGATCTGGTACGTCCCCTCCGGCGCCGTACAGACCTCGCGGGGGCGACCACAGAGAGGGCACAGGCCAGCGCGGTAGACATCGAGGGCGAGTAGCTCGGCCCGGTCCTGCTCGGTGTAGAGCGGCTCCCGGGTGGTGACCGCCCGCACGATCCGGCCGGTGTCGTCGTGCTCGTACTCGGTGACCTCGACCGGCTCGCGGCCGTCCAGCCGTGACGGTGGCTGGCCGTGCCGGTCAGCGAGTTCTACTCGCGCGCGGTACTCGGGTTCGTCAGCGAGGCGGCGCGCGAGAAAGGGATCTTGATCTCGCCCCTGCTCAGGTACCACGCCGCGTCGGTGAAGTCGCCGTACTGCTTGTCGGTGAGAACATCGATCAGCTTCGGCCAGTCACCCTGGGGCGGCTTCGGCAGGTCGGCGCCCGCGTCCTGGGCCTCGATCAGTTCTTTGAAGTACGCCTCGATGTCGACACCCATGTCGGGGCTGATCGTCGAAACTCGCATCAGTGCCTCGAAGAACGTCGAGCGGTCGAGGCCCATCACCTGGTCGGCCTCGTCGACCTCGTCCTTCTCGTTGCGGCGCGGCGGGTGGGCGGCGACCAGGGCGCGGTACTGACGCCGGGTCGGAGCGCGCAGCCGGAACACCTCGGTTGCCTCGGCCATCTCGGCTTCGAGTGCCCGGATCCGCTCCCGCAGGGCGGCGCGGCCGTCGCCGCCGAGCCGTTGCACGGGCTGCTTCTGCAGCTGCTCCAGCTCGGCGTCCGCAATCTCGTGTTCGGCGACCAGGTCACCGCGCAGGCAGATCGAGATGGTGCGCTCGGGCAGCCGGGCCGCGTCGAGCTTCTCCTGAATCGTGGTCATGATCTCTCCACCCCGAACCCCGATGGGGCGCCCGGCCAGCGTCGGGGTGCGCCAGCCGGGCACGAAAAACGCCACCCCGGATCGGGATGGCGGATGATGGTGCGCGCGGTCAGGCTGCGACGAGCGCGTTCAGGTTCGGCTGGCTGTGCACGAACAGCGGGGACTCCCAGCGCTCCAACGTGTTGGGTTCCGGATCGAGTTCGATCCTCTCCCCGCACGTTGCCGGGTACACCCGGATGCGCTGCGTCGCGGCCCAGGCCGTCTCGGCGGCCAGCGAGCGGCGCACCACGACGAAACCGACGGTGCCGTAGGCGAGCGTGTTCCAGATCGTGTCGACGCCGTCCTGCCGATAGAACTGCAGCTTGGGGTCGCTGTACGACACGCGGCCCGGCTTGTTCGTGTCGAACCGGCTGGAGAACTTACCGGTGGCCACGGCCGCGGTGGCCGGCTGGAACGAAGCCAGACCGGTCGGCGTCATGGTGTCGTGCAGCAGGATGCCGACAGACAGCTCGGCGAGCGTCACGGAACCGATGTTGGCGATGTTCGCGAGCCAGGCGACCCGGGTCATGCCATCGCTGATGATGTCGGCCATGGCCGGTTACTCCTTGGTCCTCGCGCCGCTGGCGGCGGCCTTGGTGGTCGTGGTGGTCGCGGTCTTCGCCGGGGCCAGCTCCGGGCCCGGGCCTGGCGGACCCGGCTCGGTCAGCGGCGGGTCGACCAGCACGGGATCGTTGGCCGGGTCGAGCGGTTCCGGCGGCGGCCCGGCAGCCCAACCGAGGCCGGACCAGGCACCGTCGAGCGCCTCGTACGGGATGCAGCCGGTCTGCTGCGTCTCCGCGTGCACTATGCAGATCTGGGCGGCCGGCGGCGGCTCGTCGGCCACGGCCCAACCGCGGACCTCGGTCCACAGGTCGCGTTCCGCCTCGGTGGCGACCAGGGCGTAGACCCCGGTGATCGAGCGGATCCAGTAGCCGACCGGGCCGGGCTGCGGCTCAGGGGTGGGTTCGGTCATTTCTCGGGCCTCCTCAGGCGCGGGTGAGTTCGTACGTGACACCGGCCTGCGAACTGAAGGTCACCGTTGCGACGCCGGTGCTGGCGCTGATTGCTGACCGCGGAATCAGCCACACTCGGGTGCCGGTCGCCGGCATCACCTGCGGCGTGACCGTGCCGGGGTTGCTCAGCGGCGTCGCACCGGGATCAAGCACGCTTACGCTGGTCGCGGTGCCAGTGGTGATCACGCGGATGAGCACGCCGGCCCCACCGAAGCTGGACTCGGGGATCTGGTCCGAGGCGGCTGGGGTGAGCGGGACAGGCGCAGCCGCGATCTGAGTCGGCGTCTGCGCGGACTGGAGCGTCATGACGCACCTCTCCGTTCGATGTGGATGATCCGCCGAACGGCGGACAGTGATCACGCGCGCGCAGGCCGTACAGTGGCGAGCCATGACATCGACGAGCGCGAAACCGCGCGGCGCCTGGCTGACGAACTACTACCTGCGCGGCGTGATCACGCTCGTGGTGGCGTTCATTGCCATCGCCGCAGGCGCCCAGATCCTGGCGTTCTGGGCGGCCGTCGCAACGTGGTTCGGACTCTGGCTCGCCGCGCGGGCCTGGGAGGGTTACGCCGGCACCGACGACCAGCCGTAGACGTCGACCGCGTCGTGGTACGCCGCACCGGTCTGCTCCTCGGTGCTCGACTGCGAGCCCTCCAGCCAGCGAATCGGCAGGCAGATCCGGCCGTCCACCGTCGGGATCGCGTCGAGAAGGGCGGCGGCCACCTGGTCCTGGACCAGTCGGGCCGCGGCGGCGGTTGCGCCGACACAGTGGCAGTAGAGCCGCATCTCGATCGCCCGGCTCTCGCCGGTGAACCGGAGCAGGCCGGGGGCGACCAGGCCGGTCGGCCGTTGAACGAACGTGTAGACCAGGACGTACGGCGGGACGGCCTTCGGTGGCACCCTGCCGTCGTGAACCGGGACCGACACCGTCGGCGGTGCCAGCAGGACCAGACCCGCGGCCGCGTGGTCGGCCGCGGTCACCGCCGGTCCTGCTCGATCAGCTCGGCGCCGAGGTCGACCAGCGCGCGCGCGAACCGGGGAGCCTCGGCTTCGCCAGCCGGGCCCATGTGCGGCTTCGGCGGGTTGTTGATAGATCCGTGCTCGATCAGATTGCCCAGCGCGCCCTGGCGCCGCTCCTTGTCCGGGCCGACCTCGCCGGTCGCGCCCGTCGGCGTCTGTGCCGTCTCGTACGTGATCGACCGCGGGTAGTGCGGGGCGTGTGCAAGACCCTCGACCCGGCGCCGGGCGTCGGTCTTGATGTTCAGGCAGCCCTTGGCGACGACCTGACGGACGTCGGCCGGGGCGGCGTCGGCGATCCGGATCAGGTGCTCGGCGAGGCCGCGGACCTCGGAGGTGTCGGCCGACATCAGTCCGTCCTCTCGGTCGCACCGATCCGGCGGGCTGTCTTGTCGGTGCCGTGCGCCAGGTCGCGGACCAGCAGTACCCGGCCGATGAGGTCGGGATCGCGGGAGGCGGTGATCAGCACCTGATCGCTCGGTTCGACGCCGGTCACCGCGATCGGCATCTGCAGCTCCAGGCGCACCAGCAGTTGGTGATCCTCGCCGACGTCGTGCTGACCGGCCTGCGTGTCGGGCTGCTGCAGGCGGCACTTCCCGCTGTAGATCACGTCCCAGACCGGCGAGGTGGTGGCGTCCGGGTTGGTCACCACGCCGGTCTGGCGGCGGATGGTGCAGGTGTCGACCATGCCGGCCTCGGCGGCGCGGCGGCCGCGGGCCAGCACTCGTTCGCGGCTCACAGGTAGGTCCGCATCGCGAGTGCTGCGGCGCCGCCGCCGTACGCGGCGAGTGTGCGGGCGGCCTCTGCGGACAGGCCGCCGCCGTCGGCGTACTGAACGCGGTAGTCGTCGATCGATTCCATGACCACCCGTCCGTCGTACGTGTCGGCGGCCATCTCGAGCACCAGGCCCTTGATGTCGTCGGGGATGGCGGTCAGGCCGTACTCGACGGTGATCTCCACGGTCTCCGGGCCCCAGACCGTCCGCCAGCCGCGGGCGCGCCAGAGCGCGCCGGTCGCGGTGAGGCGGAAGTCCGTGTAGGCGCGGCCGCCGATGCTGACCGCGGTGATCTGCCGGACCGGCCGGACCGGCAGCGCCAGCTCCAGTGCGGCCGAGCCGGGCAGTCGGAGCGTGGCGGTCCGGGTGGTGAAGGCCATGCCGGTCATCGACTCGACGGCGGCGCTGGCGCTGGCCAGCTTCCGGTCCGCCTTGCCCTGGTCCAGGTCGGCCAGGTCGATGCCGAGTTCGGAGGCCAGCTCGGCCGCCGTTGCCAGCTGCACCATGGCGGCCTCCTTCCTCGGTCAGACGAGTTCGGTGTCGCCGGTCTCGAGGTTGTGGCGGACCCGGACGGTCGAGCCGTCCGGTCGGGTCGCGTCGTACTCCTCGATCCGGTCCTCGCGGTCGTCGTCTTCGCCGCCGGTGGCCTTGCTGATCGCGACGCCGGCGAGCTGGCGGTCGGGGTCGACCGGGACGGCCGCGTTGACGGTCAGGTGGCCGGCCGCCGCGGCGGTGGTCTTGTCCGGCTCGACAGTCGAGGCGCGCTCGGTCGGGTCGGTGGTATCGGCCGGGCCGTCGCCGGGTGCGGTGGTCGACGGGGCGTCGGTGTGCTCGTCGAGCCGGGTCTGCTCCGGGTTGGTCCCGGCGGTCTTGCTGCGGCTGGTCGCCATGGTGATCAGATCCTTTCCGGAATCAGGAGGCGAGGACGCCGGTCAGGCGGGCCGCGCCGCGGCCGCCGAACGTCGCCAGGCCGCAGTAGAACTCGATGCGAGTCCGGTAGGCCGGCTGCGACTGGAGCTGGCCGAGGTCGTCGACCATGACGCCACCGTTGGTGAGGCCGGTGACGGCCTGCTCGGTCTCGTCGTCGCCGAACTTCACGGCATAGATCGAGGAGGCGACCGAGCTGGAACCCTGGACCTCGGTTTGCGGCAGGATCAGGCCGCCGGCCAGGTTGCTACCGGGGTCGAGAAACGGGATGCCGTTCCACGTCAAGATCCGCTTTCCGGTCAGGTCCTCGCGAATCATCTCAACGCCGCCGATGCGCCGGCCCGCCGAACGGAACTTGCCCTGCACGGCGGCGTTGGCGTAGATCGCGCCGTTGGAGCCGTTGATGCCGGGCACCGCTGCGATTAGCTCGTCGAGTTTGTCAGCGAACGCATGGCTGTCGGTGCCGCCGTTGCCGAGGACCGGAATGCCGTTGGTGCCGGCCGAGATGACCTGGGCGCCCGTCAGGCGCTTCTTGAGGCCGTCGAAGCCTTTGGTGTCGACGGTGACGTCGCCGTTGAAAAAGTGGTCCTGGAACTTGTAGGACGCGGCCTTGACCTTGAGCCGGGTCTGGACGGCGCGCTGGTCGTTGAGGTTGCCGCGGGTCTGGACGATGAACCGGTCGACGTCCGCGTCACCACCAAAAATAACCAGGGATTCGGTCGCCTGCACGACGGTGCCGGTGGACTCGACGTACGCCTCGTTGACGCTGCGGAAGGCCACGCCCGGGAGCGTCGCCTCCTTGTTGTAGGCGTACGCGTTGCCCTCGATGGACATGAGCGGGAGCCGGTCCAGGACCGGAGACTCCTGCACGAAAACCTCGAGGACGCCCCGCTGCAGATCGTTCTCGGAGAGCAGGGCGGCCTGAGCGAGGGTGACAGCCATGGTGGCTTTCTCCTGTTCAGAGTGGGATTACTTGTTGGTCTGGGCGTAGGCGTCGCGGAGCCGGCCGAGCCCGGGGGTGGACTCCTTGGTGGAGCCGCCCCGGTGGCCGCCGTCGCCGCCGCCCTGGAACCGCCTGCCGCCTTGCGCAGCCAGGTGGGGCTTCTTGGTGAGCAGCTCGGTCAGCGCCGCGGTGATCGCGTCGGCGTCGACCTCGCCCTCGTCGTCGACCTCGAACTCGTCGAGGTCCAGGAACGCGATCGCGTCGGCCGGGTCGGCGAACTTCCCGGCGGCGGCGGCCTTGACCTCCGCGCGCACGATGCGCCGGTTCGCCGCGGCGGTGGCCTCGGTGGCCGCCTCACGCCGGATCTTGTCGGCGTCGGCCTGCTGGTGGTCGTCTTTCTTGCCCGACAGCTTGGCGAGCAGCTCCTCCGGGGTGCTGACGCCGTGCTCGCGGGCGAGCGTCTTCCAGGGCTTCGCGGCGTCGCGTTCGCGTTGCCACTTGCCCTTCATCGCGTCGAGCGCCTTCTTGCCGGCGTCGCCGAGCTGGTCGGCGTCGTCGTCTCCGCCACCGTCCCCGTCGTCGCCCGAGCCGTCGTCGCCCTCGCCGGAACCGCCCTTGACGGGCCAGATCGGGGCGCCGTTGCGGCGGAAGCCGATCGCCTGCAGGCGGGTGAACGGGTGGACGGGAAGGCCGGGGTCGGCCAGGCGGATGTTCATGCGTGCACTCCCGTTGCGGGTGGTCCCCGGGCCTTGCGCGCGGGGAGGTCAGCGGATGTAGCCGTGCAGCCGCAGCAGCCGGATCGCGTCGTCGCGGTCCCGCGCATCGCGCAGGATCTGTTCCGGCATGAGCCGCACGCGGGTGTTGCCGATCAGCACGCCGGACCGGCCCCGACTTGTGGCGCCCTCGGTGGTGATCAGCGCCTGCTGGCCGAACACGGTGGTCTGCATGCCGCGGCGGGCGTTGACCACCTGCGCGAGGTCGGCGCCGGACCGGACCGCTTCCGCGCCGGCGGCGCCCAGCAGCTCGTCCTGCTCGGCCTTGTCGAGGCTGTCGAAGTGCGCGCGTGGGTCGGTGCGCACGTCGCCGGGTACGTCCTCGGCGACCGGCACGTGTCGGCAGTCGCAGCGCGGGTGCCGCCGGAAGCCCTGGTTCCACCGGTAGCGGCGGCCGGCCAGGATCAGGCACCGCGAGCAGGTCCTGCCGACGATCATCCGCACGTAGCCGGTCGCCTGCGGGCGGGCCGCAATCGATGTGCCGACCGCGGTGCGTCCGGCGTCGGCCACCTGGGTCCGGGTGATCAGGTCGAGCAGGAACCGGCCCGAGGCGAGCGCCCGGGGCGCGGTCTGGCCGCCCTGGATCTGGCGCAGCGCGGTGGTCACCGGCTGCAGCAGCAGGGAGGCGAGGGGCCGTCCGTCCGAGGCGATCCCGGCGAACGCGCCGGCGGCGATCCGGCCCTGGGCCGTTTGAGCGGCGCCCTGCGCGGTGAGTGCCGCGCTGACGTAGTCGTCGGCGGCCGCCGCTGCTGTGCCCTGGGCGGTGCCGAGCAGCACCAGCGCCTGAGGCAGCAGCCGTCCCCAGCTCGCCGCGATGTTCAGCGGGTCGACCAGGCGCCACAAGGCGCCGAGGTCTCGGGAGGCCCGTCGGGCCAGGGCAACCTGGCGGTCGGCGTGCAGCGCGGCGATCGGTTCGACCGCCACCGTCTACTCCTCGCTGCCCGGGTCGCCGCCCGCCGGGTCGTCCGGCAGGCCGCGGCCGGCGGCGAGGGTCAGCGCTCCGATCGGGTCTTCGGCCTGCTCGCGCTTGCGCATCGCGAGTACCCGGGTGACGTCGTCGGGGCCGAGGCCCCATTGCTCGGCGATCCACTCGAAGGGGAAACCGATCTCCTTCAACTTCTGAAACGCGTCGGCCTTCTGCGCCAGCGACCGGAACTGGATGTCCTTCCAGCGGACCGTGCCGGACCGGCAGGCGTCCGCCTTGGTCCGGTCGCCCTGGGCCAGTGCGATCAGCCGGTTCAGCTGGCGCATCGACGGCGTGAAGTAGGTGACCCGCTCGCCGGCCTTGGCGACCTGGCCGGTCTCGGCCGCGGTCAGCGCGTCCGCGCTCAGGTTGGCCATCTTGCCGACCAGGTAGTGCGGCGGGGTGCGGGTCTGCGCGCTGACGTGGTTGACGGCCCGGTCGAGGGTGACGTCGAAGGCCTGCAGATTCGCCGCAGACCACTCGGAGGCCTTGGCGTCCTTCGACGGGATCCACAGCACCCGTTCGTGGGCCAGCAGGTTCAGATCCAGCGGCCGGGAGCCGATCACCTTGCCCTGCTCGTCGAGGATCGGCACCTTCGGCATGTCGGCGCCGGTCACTACCCGCTGCGGCAACGTGGCGTAGTCCAGGCCGTTGAGCAGGTACGCCCACACGAGGTTGATCGCGGCCTGCATCGCGGCCACCCCGGCGATGTCCGAGATCGGCTTGTCGTCGAGGAGATCCTGGTTGCGGAACTCGACGACCGGGACCTCACCCATCGGGTTCGGCAGCGGCCAGACGTCGTCGCCGGCAGGCTGGCGCGGCTCCCACCCGCCGGAATACGCCGAGCGGGGTGGCAGCCAGATCGCCGCGGTGTCCGAGGTCGATCGCCGCTGGAATTTCCACACCAGGTCGCGCTGGTAGAGCGTCGCGTACTCGATGCCGTCGCCCGACCAGAATTTCAGCGCGGCGACCGCCTCGCCGGTGTCCGGGTCGTAGCCGACGACGCAGTTCTCCGGGTGCTCCCAGGTGACCCGCGGTGTTGTCTCGTCGGCCGTGTTGCCCCAGACCAGGGCGAAGGTGCGGGAGGCGGCCAGGCCGACCACCCATGCCTTCGACGAGGCGGCCTCGCAGCCGTTGACCTTCCACACCCGCGACAGGTCCTCATCGGCCCGGCGCGCCCCGCCCAGCTCGATGCCGAGCACGTTCATGCGCTCGGTCGTCGCCTGAATCACTGGGTTGCACCAGTTGTCGGAGAACCCCTCGAACCGCTCCGCGAAGTAGGCGGAGAACTCCGGCGACGCGAACCGCAGCTTGTGCTTGCCGCGGTACGCGTCCAGGTTCGCGGTGATGTCCGGGCGCCGCTTGTTGAGCTCCGCGGACAGCGTGCTCACCTGCGCGAGTGCCTCGTCGACCGGGGCCACCAGCTCACCTCCGGCCGTAGCGCGTCGTCGACGCGGTGTAGATCAGGTCATCGGCCGGGCTCGGCCAGGCCTTCGCGGCGGTGACGTCGCCGGCGGCCTCGTGGGCGAGCACCGAGCACATGGCCAGGTCGATCTTCTGGGTCTGGCTGGGCTTGCCGAGGATGTACCGCTTCCCGGGCCGGGCCAGCTTCCGGGCGTTCTTGACGTGTGTGAACGTGTGCCCGCAGCCGTCGTGCGTGAACGTGGCGTCGGCCTTGGTGACGTCCTTGTGCAGCCGCTCGTTCGCCGAGTGGACCTGCGTCAGCCGGTAGGTCTCCCAGCGGATGACGACCTTCTCGCCGTGCTCGGCAGCCCATGCGTCGATCTCGCTCTTCCAGTCCGGCGGGTCCGCGTACATCCGGACCACCGTGTACCGGGCGAACAGCTCGTCGACGGCCGCGGCGACCTCGAGACGGGGCACCTGGCCACGGTGCTCGGCCGGATTCCAGATGGTCGGCAGCTGGTCGGGCCCGTACGTCGGGGTGAACTGGAAGCCGTCCTCGGTCTCGGCCCGGATCCCGGTCCAGTCGTCGACGTCGGAACCGTCGAACCCGAGGACCACCGCCGTGCCGGCCGGGACGAGCCGCGGCACGGTGACCGCACGGGCCTGCCACTTGTCGCCGTCCAGCCAGGTGCCCTGGCCGTAGACCATCCGGTTGCCGTAGTACCGCTCGGCCTGCTCTGGATCCTTCTCCGCGAGCTCGGCCGCCTCAGCGTCGATGCTGTCAAGGTTCACGTGCGGGAACCCCGCGTAGTTGAACGCGTGGATCCTCCGCCGCTCTCGCTTATTGCGGTAAGACAGGTTCGCCGGCGGCGGCTCGTACGACCGGAACACGTCCTCCGCCGCAGACTCGAACGTCCGCTGAGCCACCGAATCCTCGGCCGGGTCGAAGGGGTTCGTCGTCTCCATCGACCGGCCGCCCATGCCAGCGGCACCGCGGCGCTGAGTCTCGGCGACCTTCCGCAGCTTGTTGCTGTCGTTGTAGAGACCCGTCTCGTCCTGCGCTGCGAACGTGACCGGGTTCCCGAGCTTCGACAGTGCACCGGTCGTGACCGTGTCGATCTCGCCCTCAAGACCGATCCGGACCATGTCCTCGCCGACGCGCATCAGGTCGCTGAGCGGCCCGAGCCGAATCATCGCCTTGATGTGCCGATAGATGTTGTCCGTCTGGTCCTCGGACGTCGCCGTGATCTGGATCAGCGGCGTCGGCCAGCGCATGCCCTTCGGCTCGCCCGGCTCGTAGTGGTACACCCACCCGCAGCCGCAGCCGTTGTCCTCGCACCGGTAGACGTCGCCCACTTCGGCCCACCCAGCGAACAGCACCGGGCCGCCGCCCTCGGCCAGGCAGATACCTGCCGTCCATGGCCCCTTGCCGATCTTCTGCGGCCCGATGATCTGGGATCGGCGGTAGTGGAACGCCGGGCCGAGGATCGGGTTCTCTGGTACCCACAGCGCCGTCGGCTTGACCCGGTAGTGGTTGACCGTCCACCAGAGCTGCTTCTCGTACAGCCGCATCGGCCCGCCGCGGCCGAACCGGTCGGGCTGCGGGCAGTGCCGTTCGATCCAGTCGGGAACGATCCACAGTGTCAGGAAGTCGACGACGTACCGGTCAGGCTCCATCGTTCGGCACGGCACGCAGCATGCGGCCGCGCGCCGAGCTGGTGGGCGCGGCTGGCGCCCCGTCGGTGCCGGTCGGTGCCTGCGGCGGTGCGGGCTGCATGCTCTGTTGCGAGCCGATCTGCCACCGGTTGCGGCGCATGCCGGGGATGCTCAACCCGAGAGCCTCCTCCAGCCGGATCACGTGGTTGCCGAGCGCCGCGGTCGCGTCGGGGTCTTCGAGGGCGACCAGGCGGCGCACGTACATGGCGACCTGAACATGCTGGCCGAGCACCTCCCAGCGGGTGGCCTGTGGCGTCTTCCAGAGGCGCACCCAGTGGTGACTCTCCCGGTTCGACGCTGGCGTAAGCGGCCAGTCCGGCGCCGGGCCGGGACGGCCAGTGAGAGGCAGGACGTGCCAGCCCTCGTCGGAGTTTCGGTCCCGGCGCAGAGCCTCGGGATCCGGGGGTGGTCCGGGCATTGCGATCTCCTCGGCCGCCTTGCGCGGCGTCGGTGGCCGTCACCTTGCGTGACGAACCGAAGTTCTTCAACCTGGCCGACCGGAGAGAGCCCTCCCCGGCGGTCCGGCGGCTCTGGCGCCTTGGGGGTCACCCCCCACCCCTCGTCACGTGCCGTGACGGTGGCGGGGAAGGCGCGAGGGGCGGATCTGGTGCTCGTCCATTTACCCGTGCGACCGGCCGGTCCGCCCGGCCCCTCGCGCCTCGTCTCGTCTCCAACCGCGGTTGCATCCTCGGTGTTCGAGCTGGTCGGCCACCGCGGTCGGGTCATCACGCAGGTCCATGCTGTGGCCGGCGTCGAGCTGGTCGGGATCCCACATCGGTGTGCCGCACTTGGGGCACCGAGCACCGGGGATGAACCGGGCGATCAGCCGCGCCCGTACCGCCTCGTGCTCAGGCCCGTACCCGCGCTGCTGCCTGCTGCCTCGCGCCTTCTCGCGCTCGGTGGCGCACGGCCCGCAGTGCCGGGATCCGACGAGTTCGGGACAGCTGCCGGGGTGCGCCGCGCATCCCACGCAGGCGCACACCCGGACAGCCACCGCACCCCCCCGGAAACGACGAAAGCCCCCGCCGAAGCGAGGGCCTTGATCGTGGTCTGAACCGACGCGCTTCCCGTTTCCGGGCAGCGTTCGTCAGCAACGGCCAGAGCATTGCACCCTTGACGGCGACCGTCAAGCAGCGGGTGCGGGACGCCACTCCTCGCGGTAGTCCGGGTGGCCGGCGTACGGCAGGAGCAGCAGCGGCAGGAGCAGCGCACGCGGGTCCGGTCCGGTCGGACGCGCGTTCCAGGCGCCGGGCCGGCCGTGCTGGTCGACCCGCTCTACCCGGCTGGTGGACCGCTTGAGGGTGCTAATGGCGTCCAGCAAATGCCGCTTGGCCTCGACCTCGGCCAGCACACGGGCTGGATTCCAGAGGGCGATGTGCTGGGCGTTCTCTCTGAATCGAGTCTTGTTAGCGACCTGGCCAGCGATGACACAGGTACCGATGGTGTCGATTCCTGGATGGTCGGTCTCCTGGACGTAGACCCGTGAATCCTTCCCGCCGAAGCTGGGACCGACCTCCCATGGCCCCGGATCGGATGCTTGCGCCACCCGCTCGTCCTCGTCGAGTCGGGCGCGCAGGAACGCGATCAGGTCGTCCATGGTGGTCACCTTCCGCACGTCGGGCACTTGGGCCACAGCCACTCGGCCACGTCGGCTGACGGTTCGACCAGCACCCGCACGGTGAGGACCTGCGTTAGCACACGGTTCGGGTTGGCGGGGTCGAGCTGCCACGCGCCGGTCAGTGGGCTGGTCACCGCTCGCCGGATCGTAAGCTGCCCATCATCTCCGATGCTGGCACCGGGGTCGGACGGCACCTGATCGGGGTCGATGCCGTTGGCCTTCAGCCAGGTGCACACCTCGCCCCGGAAATCCTCGTCGGACATCGGGTCTCTCGCCATGCGCGTCACACTCCCATCTCGGCGGTCTGCGCCGCTCGTCTCGCTTCGGCCGCCGCACGCTGCTGGGCGACCTGCTCGGCCAGCTCCAGGACGTCGGCCACGACGTGCAGCCGCGGCCCGCGCACCCGGATCTCGGCCTCGATCTCCGCCTCCCGGGCGGCGCGCTGCTCGTCATTCAGGCCCTTCGCGACGGCGGGATCGATCCAGAGCTGCATCTCCTCGCCGTCCCACCACCAGGACCGCAGCCGGCCGCGGCGGGCCCAGCTCCGGATGGTGTCGGCGGAGATGCCGTGAGCAGCGGCGATGTGCTGGGCCTGGTAGGCCTTGCCGTGGGTCAGCTTGGCCATCTCAGCCTGCCGCTCGCCCTGGTCGTACGCCTCGCCACAGGTCCGGCACCAGCCGAGACGACCGCCGTCGGGCCCGTAGACGTCGCCCTCGCACGGATCGCTGCACATCGCGGCCTCGACCAGGTGCGCTCCGGGCGGCGCGCTGAGCTGGGACCGCTCGATGATGCGAACGGCCCCGCATGGCCCGAGGTACCGCTGTGCGGCTGGCCCGCGGGCGATTCCCCGGACGATGCGGTGCGCGGCGTCCACGTCGGCCACAAGATCGTTGATCTCAGGGCGGTGTCTAGCCCACTCCAGATTGCGGCTCAGCGCCAGACAGGCCCTCCCGAGGGGGTCGGGGTGCAAACGGGGGTTCAACGCCTCAGCAACGACGTGAGGGCCGCGCGTCTCGCCGATGTGCCGCAGCCAGGTCGTGATCTCGTTCTGCACCCCGTCAAGCTTGGCGGTCGCGGTGAAGTCCAGCGGTGGCCGCGAGCCGGGCTTGCCCCCGCCACCGACCGAGCCGCCGTGCTGGGCGACGCCGTGGGCCTCGTCCCGGGCCGCGGTGACCATGTCGGCGATCTCGCGCAGCAGCTCGGCCCGCCGGGTCGCGCACCGGTGGCAGCCGTACCCATCCGCGGTGGGCTGCTCGCAGATTACGCAGATCAGGTCGCTCACGCGCGCCGCCCCAGGGCCGCGGCGATCCCGTCGTACAGCGCGTTCCAGGCGCCGCCGAGCTGCGACCTGGCCCGCCAGTCCCGGCGCTCCTCGACCACCGCGGCTGCCCGGCGGCAGTGCTCGCAGCAACCCTGATCGGCGTCGCGCCGGGGTACGAGCACCAAGTCGAACCCGAAAAGTTCGCCGAGATCGGCGAGGGCCTCGATGCTGAATCCGCTTCGGCCGGCTTCGCGGGTGTGGACCGTGTTCTGGGAGATCCTCAGCCGTTCGGCGAGTTGAGCCGGGGTGAGGCCGGAGGCGGTGCGCAGGGCGCGGTGAACGAGCTGGGCGTCGAGCTTGGTGCGGATGCGGATCACGAGACCCTCCGGGGCTGGAACTGGATGACGTCGGCGAGGGGCGTATGGGGCGCCGGGGCGGAGGGCGGTCCGGCAGTAGCCCGATCGGCGGCGACGCGGCAGAGGGCGCAGGCGAGCTTGCCGTCACGGCGGTGGCCGCCGGGCAAGCCGTGATCGCATCGCTGGGGACGAGTCGGAAAATCGGGGTTCGTCGCGGGGCCGGTCACGCGCGAATCGGTGACGGCCGTACGAACCTCGTCTGCCGGTTGGTGGGTCGTAGTTGTGTCTAGGTCATGGTGGGTAAGTGGTGCCTGAGGGATCAGCGATCGGGTCCCTGAGGGATCAGCGATCGGGGTTTTCGTGGTCCCTGAGGGATCAGCGATCGCTACCCCCTCGGGGCCTTGTGCTGATCCCTCAGGGATCAGCGAACCGGTGTCCTCGTCCTCGATCGCTGATCCCTCAGGGACTAGCGATCCGGTGTCGTTCGCTGATCCCTCAGGGACCTTTGATTCGCCACCGCCCGGCCCCTCGGGACCCTTCGGCGTGCCCCGGTGGGACCCGCTGACGCGCTCGATTTCGAGGCGCTGGCGGGACGGGGACCACACCTCCAGGTCGTCGCGGTCGAGCAGGTCGACGGGCAGCGTGAGCCGGAATTCGTCAACGCCCTTGCGGCCGCCGGCGCGGACGAGGCGGAGCAGGCCGAGCTTGCGGAGCAGGGCGATGACGCGGCGGGCGGTGTGGTAGTCGACCTCGACATCGACGGCGACCCGGGCGATGCCGGGGCGTACCCGGGTGCCGTCGCTGTCGGCGTAGTTGGCCAGCCGGTAGGCGACGGCCTTGATACGCGCTCCGGCAAGGCTTTTACCAGCGACTTTGACCGTGCCGAAGCGTATGCGCGCCAGCAGCTCCGTCCACTCTCGGACGGTGGCGTGCATCTGCTCGACGGTGTCGCCGGCGTTGTGCTGGGCCATGGTCGTGTGACCCTTTCTCGGGTGGTGCGGGTGGGGATTTGGGGCGGGGCGCGTCAGCCGTAGAAGGGGAAGACCAGCCACTTCGGCGTCGTCTGGGTCGGCGTGATTTCCAGCGCGGTGATCGCAGCGGTGATCCGGGCGTCCCAGTCGGGCAGTCGGTCCTCGTGGGCCAGGGCGTCGAGGTCGAGTTCCATGACGTCGGACCACTCGACGGACGCGTACGGGTAGGTCTCGCCCGGCCCGCGAGTAGCGACCAGGATCCAGCCCGAGTAATCCCAGGTGCCGGACCGGACGAGGTCGACGCCCCAGTGGTCGCGGGCGGGGTCTTCCTTCTGCCATGCGTATTCGAGGGCCGGGGCGTCCGGGATGAGGTCGTAGAGGCGGCTGAACAACTGTTCGGACAGCCCACCGGCGTCGCTGTCGTACCAGCCGACGGTGATCTCGCCCCACTTGCCGACCTCCGCGACACGCGCGGCTTCGCCGCTGTAGAGGGTGATGCCGTACGCGAGCCGGGCTTCGGGGTCGTCGCTCATGCTGAATCCTTCGTCTTTCTGGAGGGGCGGGGGCCGTGCGCGACGACCTCGTGCCGACTGGCGCACATCGCCGGGTACTCGTCGCGCGGGCCGGCCTTGTACGGCTCGCCGGGGTGCAGCGGCTGGCCGCAGTGACACAGGCCGACGTGCTGCCGGGTGTCGCGGTGATGCGTCCAGGCGGCCTGGTCGATGGCGCCCTGGGTGTCCTTGAGGCGAGACCAGATGCCCGCCCGGCCGTGCTGACCGGGCGGGCGCGGGATGAGCGGCTGCTGGGTCATGACGCCCGCTTGTACGCCTGGCCGCGGCTGACCCGGCCGCAGATCACACCCGGCGTGAGGTTGCCGAGGTGCCAGAACGGGCCGGACGGGCAGGCGTAGGCGGCGATGTGCTGCCCCGGGTGAAAGTCGCGGCCGGCACGGCGTGCAGCCTTCCGCGAGGCGTAGTTGACCTTCCCGCACGGCTCGCAGCTGCCGATCGTGTTTCGGGTCCACTCCCTCACGCGCCACCACCAATCGGGAGCGCCTGGCGGCCGTGACCGGCCCGCAGGTGGTCGCGGTGGCAGGACGGCCCGAGCCGGGCGACGACCGTGGTGCGGCCGTCGACCAGCTCAGTGACCGGGGTGAGGTGGCGGGCGGACCGGCTACAGGCCGAGCACCGGTCCGGCGCTGCGATGACCAGCTGGCGCTCGACGATCGCGAGCACCGCGGTCACGGCGGCGTCGACCATGCGGTCGTCGGGCTGCGGGTGGTGGTGATCGAGCGCCCAGGACCGTGCCGCCCGGTAGCCGGCCATCTGCATCTCGGCGGTCACCGGGATCACCGCGTCACCCCGCGGGCTGCCGGGCCGACCTCGCACGCGTTGCGACGGCACCCCGCCCGACCGTCGCCCGGCAGCGGCTTCTCGCAGGCCGGGCAGAGCCGCCGGCCGTCCTCGGCGAACTGGGACGGCTCGGCATCGATCAGGCCGAGAACCTCGAGCAGATCAGCGTTGTTGGTGCGCGCGAGGTAAGCAACCGCGGCGGCCCGGGTCTCGGGCTGCTGGGCGTACGGCAGCCCGAGCCGGGTTGTGATGGAGTCACCCACGCGGCTCGCCACCCGTCGCGGTGGCCCCCGGCGTGTCGCCGGACGCCTCGATCCGGTCGGCCATCGCCCGGCAGGTCTCGGTGACGCACATGGCCTGGCAGCCGCGCGACATCGGCGACCAGGGCGAGGTTCGCGGGGTGGCCCTGGTCGCCCACAGCGCCAGGTCGACGGAGCACTGGCTCGGCAGGCGGTTGAGGGCGCGGGCGATCCGGTAGCGCAGACGGTCACGCATCACGGCCACCCTTCGCGGCCGGCGACTGCCGGTCCGGGTCGACCGCGAGGTAGTCGGCGGCCCATGTCGCGGCCGGGCTGCTGGTGCGCTGAGCGACGTCGCGCAGCGTGGCGATCGCCTGCTCGTAGCCCACCTGGGCAGCGCGTCCGGGGGACTGCAGGCGACGTAGCATCTCGGCGCCGAGTGCGATCGCCGCCTCGGCCTCCTCGCCGCGCCTACTCAGCGAGATCATGGCATCGACGACCGGCCCGGATGCCAAGGCGAGCACATCGGCCACCTGGTCGCCGGTCGCGGGGCGCTTCGCACGTACGAGTTCGTCAACCCGGCGGCTGACAGCCATGACGTTCCGCTGAACGGCGTCGAGTTCGGCCAGGTTCGGGATGCCGGAGGGGGCGTTCATCGGTCTTCCTTCCGAGCGGCTTGGAGACGGCAGTACCTGCCACAGCGCGGCGCTCGCGCGGTGGCGGTCGATCAGGCGGTGGCGCGGTGTCACCAGCCCCACCGCCACAGCGCGACGGTCGCGAGCGCACAGCCCGCGGTCAGCGCGGTGAGCAGCGCCCTGGTGTCCACCGCGGCCGGAGCGGCGACGGCGGACACCAGGGCGAGGCGGCGGAAGGCATCAGCCACCGGAGCGGCCACCCAGCCACGGCGGGACCGGCTTCCCCTGGGCGATGGCACGCTGCCTGCAGCCGGAGCACTTCGCCAGGTGATCCAGATCGTCGGCGTCAGGCTCGTCGCGGGCCGGACCCGCGAGCAGGCCGACGAACTCGCCGAGCGTCAGCCCGATCGGGCCACCGGGCCGCGCCGTGGGAGCCGGGGCGTCGCCCGTCTCGCCACGCAGGTACGCCTCGAAGACCCGGGCGGTCTCGACGATCTCCTCGGCTGCGGGCAGGGCCCGGGTCGCGGGAACCATGATGGTGTCGCGGTCGAAAACCCCGGCGGCCAGCTCCAGAGCCGCGGCCCGGATGTGGGTAGCGGTGTCGACGCTCTCCATGCCGATCACGCGGCACCGCCCGAGAACGTCGCGGCAGGGACGGACTCATCGGCCTCGGCGCGCTTCGCCTTGATCCGGCCGCGCTTCTCCTCGGCCTCGTTCGCGGCCGCGATCCGCTCGCGCTCCTCGTTCTCGGCCTGCTCGGCGGCGAGCTCCTCGGCGCTGGGCGGCGGCACCCGGTAGTCACCGTCCGGCCCGGTCCGGATCGGCAGCTCCTCCTGACCGTCCAGCTCCGCGCTGGTCTTCGACTCGACCGGCGAGCCCTCGCCGTCGGCACCGTCGAAGTCGTAGCCGTCGCGCGGCACCGTGAACAGCGTGTCGGCGATGTCCGCCAGGCCGCGGCCCTTCCGCGCACGGTCGAGGATGCCGCGCGCGACGGCCTCGTCGGCGTCCTGGGCGACCTCGATCGCGACGAACCGGGCCGTCGGGATCGGGGCCTCGCCGGGCTCCTTGGTCACCTTGTGCTGCTCGACGATGCCGACGACGACGTACCGGGCGAACTCGTTCTTCACGAGGTCCAGGGAGATGTCCTCCAGGCCGTTCGAGTCGCGCTCGTTCTTGGAGAACGTGCCCTTCAGCTTCACTGCGGTCATCTGGGGTGGTGCTCCTTGCTCGAAGAGATCGGGGGTGGTGCAGCGCCGCCGGCGGGACTCGAACCCGCGCTTCCGATCACCCGGTCCATGACGGGCGGCACCCTGACGGGCGCTCGGCGGCGGGCTCATCAGCCAGGCGGATCGGGGCAGTGCACGTGCTCCCAACGGCCCTCGGCCCCGCACGGCTGGATCGCCTGGCCGCGGACCAGCGGGTCCGAGCACCGCGGGCATCGCCCGATCGGTCGGCGGGCGACGAGCCACCCCCGACCGGAATCGGGACCGGGGGCGGCGTGCCGGGCCTCGTCCAGCCGGTGTTCCAGCTCGGCGATGTGGTCGATCAGCCGGGCCTCACGGGCACCGCGCAGGTCAGTACGCAGCCGGGCCACGTCCTCCGCCCGGAGCTGATCCAGCACCCGCGCGGGACGGACGAATACGGCATCGACCGGTGTCGGGCGGTGACTCTCGACCTGATACATCAGGCCACCGCCCGATCGGCCAGATCGATCAGCGGCCACCGGACCCCGGACAACGCGCGTCGATGCGACTCGGGCCGGTCGACGAGCGCCTGTCCGTATTGATCGAGCGTCATCGCGAGCAGCGACAGCGCGTCGGCCTCGTCGTCGGAGCCGATGTGCACGCCGTGCTCGCCGACCGTGCCGTACGTGGCGATCATCGATGCAAGGACGACGTCCTTCTTCGCGCCGCCGTTGCCGGTCGCGTACGTCTTGACCTTGGACGGGTGCACGTCGACGTACGGGATGCTCCTGGACCACAGCCAGTGCTTGACCGCCCCGTGCAGCTCGGCCAGGCGCAGCGGCACGTTCCCGGTGCCCGTCACCAGCGGCTCTTCGATCGCCACCAGGTCCGGCCGGCACCGGGCCGCGCCCATCACCACGCTGACCGCCTCGTGCAGCCGCTCGTGATCGATGCGCGTCAGGGTCGGGCGGCGCCGCGGCGTGACGGTCGAACACCACAGCCGCGGCGTGCCCTCGCCGGTGTGCGTCGCGGCGATGCCCGTGCCGGTCAGGCTCAGATCGAGGCCGACCACCCGCAGCGGCCTCATCGATGGCCATCCCGGGCCGGGTCGATCAGCTGGACGAGCGCGCGGACCGCATCGACGACGATCTCCCGGGCGCCGCTCACCGGCTCCTCACGGATCAGGCCGGCCGCGGTGAGCGCCTTGACGTGGTGACTGACGGTCGCCTGGCTGAGATTGAGGTCCGGCACCAGCTCGGTGACGAGTAGCGGCCCGTGCCGGTGTAGCAGCGCGAGGATCCGCAGCCGGGTCGGGTCCGCGACGACCCGCAGCGCGGAGGCGAGGCCCGCGGCGTCAGCCGTGGTGAATGGGTCCGCCGGTGCGAACGGCGAGTGCATGACGGCGGTCACTGGTCACCGCCGACCGCGCGGCGCTCCGCCACGATCCGTTGGTACAGCTTCCCCAGCACCTCGTCGTCGCCGACCTCGTTGACGACCGTTGCGCCCGCGATGCGGTGCTGGCCCAGCTCGCCGTAGATCTGTCGCAGACGGCCGAGCGACGTGTGCGGGTTGGTGATCTCGTCTCGGTAGGCGTTCGGGTCAGCGGTGATCGGCTCGGGCCGCTCGACGTTCACCCGGTCCGGGTCGAGCTTCGGGTCATCGGTCGGGATCGTCAGCGCGACGATGAGCAGGTTCCGGTAAGCCGTCGTCAGCGCCTTCGCCAGCCCTCGCTCACCGACGTCCAGGCCCTCGCCAGCGGACTTGACGGTCTTGGTGTCGCCCATCGGGCCGGTGATCTCGTAGGTCACCTTGACCAGCGACTCGGTCATCCGCCCGCCGGAGCGGGTCAGGTCGATGTCGACCGGCAGCACCGACACCCCGTGGCGACGCAGGGCCGGGCCGACTGCGTTGAGCACCTGGTCGATGCCGCGGAAGTTGAACCGGTAGCCGCCCTTGTCGGTCTTGATGTCCGCGACCTTGTCCTTGCGGACCGCCTTGACGTCGCGCATCACCCGCGTCCACGCGATGTGCACCGGCACCTGATCGACGTCGGTGATCGGGTCGGTGTACTCGATGTCCGGCAGCACGTCCGGTTCGGACACCGGGCCGGATACCGCGGGTGCCGTGTCGGACGGCTGGTCGTCGTGGCCGGCAGAGGCCGCGCGTTCGCGCAGGCTCACTTGGCACCTCCAGAGAGTCGCCGGAACTCAGTCGAGATCCGGATCTGGTCGTGGGTCTTCTCGGTGACGCAGGCCGCGTACGCCTCGGGGAACCGGGCGCGCAGCTCGTCGAGGTCGCAGGTGCGCTTGGTGACCGGCGTGTACTCGTAGGCCAGCTCGTCGGCGAACTTGACGAGCTGGGCGCCGGCCGCGAGCCGCCGCAGCGTGGCGGCGGACTGCTTCAGTGCCTTCTCGGCCGCGCCCTTCGCGGCGGACCGCTCGGCGTACTCGATGACCGCGTCGATCTCCGACAGGTCGAGCTCGCCGACCCGCGCCGGGTGCATCAGCGAGTCCATGTCGATCAGCGCCTGTGCCTTGGACAGGTCCCACTCCGGCTCGACATCGGCCAGCAGGTTCTCCGTGCGGAAGCGGCGCACCTCGCCGACCACGAACGCCTCCAGCTCGGCCTCGCGGAAGACTGTGGTCAGCCGCAGCTCGTTACCGCCGATCAGCACGGCTACGTGGATGTGGTCGTAGCCGGTTACGGCCATCTGCCACACGGTCTGGGCGAGCACGTCGTCTGGGACGCTGGCGTTGGCGAACCGCTGCGCCTTGAACGCGCTGCGGCACTTCACCTCCAGCGCGCACCGGGTACGCACCGATCGGTCCATCGGGCATTCCAGGACCTGCCGGTCCAGGCTGACCCGCATCCACGGCTCGTCCTGGTGGGCGACCAGGCCGACGCGCTGCACGACCGAGCGCTGGCGCCGCGCCCATTCCCGGGCCACCGGTTCCTCGAGGAGGTGGCCCCACAGCGCGGCCTCGCCCGCGTCGTCGACCAGCTCGCTGCGCTTGTCGCGGTAGACGTGTACCGCGGTGTTGCGGTCGGCCACGCCGAGGATCGCGGCGACGTCGCTCGAGCCGATGCCCTCGCGCCGGGCGGCGAGCCAGGCCTCACGGCTGGCGTCGGCGGGCAGGACGCGCACGGCGGTCGGGGTGACCCGCCGTGCGCTGATCTTCTGCTCGGTCACGCCGCGACCTCCGGCAGGCACAGGCCGGACCGCTCGTGCGCCGGCGTGCCGACACCGAGCCAGGTGCAGCGGCACCCGTCGGCCTGCGCCGGGATGGCCAGGTGCCAGTCCGCCAGGTCTGGGCCAGGGTGGGCGAGATGGGTCCACCGGCCGTGCCAGAACTCGTGACCGTCGGCCCAGACGGCCAGGCCGCGGCAGACCACGCACCGGGCGTAGATCTCGTCCGGGGCGTGCGCGATCTCGCGGGGCACCAGGGCGAGGCCGCCGAGGATCTGCAGCATCTGCAGGGCCGTCAGGTCCTCGGTGGTGATCTCGGCGCTCGGGTCGAGGTTGATCGTCAGGGTGAGGGTGTCGTCGTCGAGCCGGGTCAGCGCGACGAGTACGCCCTCACGGCGCCACACCCACTCGTCGATGTGGCCCTGGTCGTCGATCGCCTCGCGGTGGATGTCGGCCTGCCGCCGGGCCCACCGCAGCGCGAGGCCCACCAGCCGCCAGCCGGGGAAGATCACCACGGGCCACCACCCCCGAGGAAGCGGGCGTAGACCACCGAGACGCCGTTGATGCTTCGGACCACGGCCTCGAACGAGCCGGCCGGAGCGAAGCACAGCACCTGGGCCTGCTTGACGGTGGTGGAGGCGCTGGTGGCGCGGGCCTTCTCCTTGTACTCGTGGATGACGGCCCACCGCCCCGGCTCGTCCCGGAGCAGTGAGGCGATGTCGTCGTACTGCGATCCCGGCTGACGGCCCGCGGGCACGGTGACCTTCGAGGGCGGCGGGTTCTCCCAGCGGATGACCTGGTGCTTGGCCTTCATCGGGCGTCACCGCCCGCCACCGTGAACCCGGCCGTCCTGGCGCAGCTGGGGCAGTAGTCCTTGCCGCCGCGCCTGGCGTACTGGCCGTCCTTTCGCCGGCGGAACCACCATCCGCTCTGACGTGCGGTGTCCTCGAGCAGAAACTGGTTGGCCCCGCGCTGCTTGAACTCGGCGCCACAGAGGTCGCAGATGATGGCGTAGAGCAGGCTGCGAATCATCAGGCCACCCCCGCCCAGCGCACCGGTGCGTCTGTGGCCCGCAGCACCAGGTGCAGCGTCAGCGCCTCCTGCTCGGGCGTCAGCGCGAACACCGGCCACAGCACCACGTGCCCCGGGCCGTCGACCCGGACCGTCACGGCCACGCCGCGCAGCTGCAGCCGCCAGGTCAGCAGGGAGGCGCCCAACTGGTCGAGCGGGCGCAGCACCGGCCGGTCACCGCGGTGGTCGCCGCGGACGAACCGGTAGCTGCGGAACGCCTGCTCGATCGCCCGGTCAGCGCCGCGCCGGGTGTGGGCGGTGCCGGAGGCGAGTACCGGGCCGGTGTGGCCGTCGGTGACCCGCCAGTCCCAGTGACCGAGGCGCGTTCTGGTGGCGTCCCAGGTCGGGAACCGGGACACGTACACCGGCGTCGGTTCGATCGTGATCACGACGCGCTCCCGGCGTTCGGGACGGTGCCGGCACCGTCGTGGATGCGGGGGCAGCAGCACCAGCACTGGATGCAGTCGGCCGGGATGCAGTGGTCGGGCTCCTGCATCTCGGCCCGGTTGGCGTTCTCCTCGAGGAAGTCGCGCTCGTCGGAGTTATTCACTGGGCACCACCGCGGCGCAGCACCTGCAGCGCGGACCGCGACCGGACGAGCGCCGAGTGGAACCCGCGAGCCCGCCGCTCGGTCACGAGGTCCCGCGGCGGCTCCTGGACGCGGTGCCGGCCGATGTACGGCGCCGGCCGCCGGTGCGTGGTCCGCGGAGGGACCGTCGGCAGTACCTGGGTGGCCTCGTGGACCACCCGGTGGATCTCGGCGATGTCGCGGGCGATCTCGCCGGTGTCGGCGGGGCGGACGGTCGTGGTCACCGGGCACCGAGGCCCTGCTTGATCGCCTCGGCGATCAGGTCGGCGGCCTTGGCTCGGACGGCGTCGACGACCTTGGCCTTCTCGGCGGCCATGACCGCGGCCAGCTCCTTGCCGAGGACGGTGGCGACCTGATCGCGCAGCCACTTCTGCAGGGTCGTCTCGCCGTTGCGGCTGTAGCTGTCGGCGGGCTTGTTCAGGTACTTGGTGGTTTCCTCGATGATCAGCTCGGTCATCGTGATGGTCTGGCCGGTCTGCTCGCCGTACGTGTTGGTCTTGGTCAGCGGCTGCGCGATGGCCTGTTGGACGATCGGCACGATGGCCTCGCGGATCGCCTCGTCGCGCAGCTCCAGGAACCGCGAACGCAGAGTCGGCCACTGATCATCAGCGGTCAGCCGTGCGGAGATCTTCTCCGCGACGACCTCGCCGAGGGTGCGAGCGGCCGGGACGCGTTCGTCCCGCTCGTCGTCGTAGTAGGCCTCGGTGTTGACCACCGTGGCGAGGTCGATGCCGTCGAGCCCGTCGACGTGGATGCGGATCTGCACTGGAAGCTCCGGGTGAGAAGGAGAAGGAAGAGGGGTGCCGGGGCGGGCGGCGGGGAAGTCGCGCCCGCCCCGGGCGGTGGCCGGACCGCGACCCCCTCGCGGGGCCCGGCCGGAGGGGAGATCAGGTGGAGACGCGGACGAGGTAGGCGTCGAGCTGCTGGGTCGCGCGCAGCGAGTGCCACAGGCAGACGTTGGCGACGATGTCCAGGCCGACCTGGACGCGCCGGCTGGCCAGCGAGGGGCACTCCGGCGCGTACGCCCGCCGGGGGTCCGGCGGCAGGGTCAGCTCGGCCAGGCGCTTTGCCCTGCACGGGCCCGAGGCGGCCAACGGTGCAGGCGGCTCCAGCACCAGGGAGTGACGGCGGCGGTGGGTCATCAGCGGGTACCGCCCACCGACATCGAGTGCCGGCCGTGCGCGGTGGCCGAGCCGCAGTCCGCCTCGAAGCCGTCGATCGTGCCAAGGCAGACCGGGCCGTCGTCGACCAGCTCGGCCGCGACCGTCTCGGCGGTCAGGTCGATCCGCTCGTGCTCGGTCCAGCGCGGAATCCACTCGTCGGCCACGGGCGTGCCCGCGATGTAGTCGAACGCCCACCGGTTGCCGAACCGGCTGGCGAACATCGCCTCGCGGCAGGCCTCGTGCGACGGGCCGATGATGGTCACGTAGCGGTTGAGCAGGTCCTTGCCCGTGTCCGGGTCGGTCTGGCCGTGGCCGAAGCTGAAGTAGACGGTCACCGGCCCCGCGTCGACCGGGTTGGCGATGTGGCCCTTCAGCAGCTCGTCGGCCTCCGCGAGGCTGTCGAAGCCGTCGAAGCCGACGCCGCACGCGCACTCCACGCCGCAGGTGCCGGGGTCCTCGCCCTTCCACCCACGAGCCTTGAAGTGCCGGGCCTTCTCGGTCTCGTCGACGAATTCACCGCCGCTGACCTGCGCGGCCCAGTGTGCCGGCACCCGGGGCGAAGTCGGGCGGATAATCTGCGGGTTGTCGTCCTCGCGGGAGTACGTCAGGCCCAGGTCGCGGATCTCGCCAGCCGTCTCATGGATCGAGGCCAGGTCGGCCACCGCCTCGGGCGACGGCTCCGGCTCCGGCTCCGGCTCCGGCTCCGGCGACGGCTCCGGCTCCGGCTCCGGCTCCGGCTCCGGCTCCGGCTCCGGCTCCGGCTCCGGCTCCGGCTCCGGCTCGGCCGGTCGGCCATCACGGTGCCAGGCGATCACCGAGTACGCGACGGAACCGATCGTGGCGCTCGCGTCGGTCCGGTCGTCCAGGTTCTCGCGGATCTTCACGCCGAGCCGGTCGGCGAACCCGCGAACCCGGGCGACAGTCTCGGCGGTGGCGTCCTCGTCTGCACCGTGCAGGTCGATCTGCAGCCGGGCCTCCTGGACGAAACCGCTGTCCCGCGTGATCGGCGCCCACGGGTTCGCCTGCAGCCAATCGGCGAACTCCCGCAGGCCGTCGATGAACCTGTCCCGGTCGGCCTGCCTGCGTGCCTCGGCGCGCTCCGCCTCGGTCAGCAGTCGGACCGGCGTGTCGGCCGCGAGCCGGACCGACTTGGGCGCGACCGTGTCGGACTCGGCGACGACCAGCAGCACCCGCTTGGTGTCGATCGAGTCGGTGTACGGGTGGGCGCTGAGGACCCGGGCGTGCTTCGGCCCGCCCCACGGGTCGCCGTCCAGGATCTCGGCGGCCCAGGTGCCGGGCGTGAGCTCGGCTGCGGGCTTGTGGGTCGGTAGAGTCGTGTCGTTCATCGGATGCCTTTCTTCGCGGTTGGTGATCCGGTGATCAGCGCGCTCTCGGTTGCAGCCGGGAGCGCGCAGCTATTTCAGGAAGCCGCGAGCCGGCCCTTGGGGCGCTCGGGCGACATCGGCGGCAGGGGTGGCGGCACCGTCGGCGAGGTGACCGGCCGTCGGGCCGAGGGCCGCGGGTACGGCGGCGTCGGGCAGGTCGGCGGGACCGTGTCGGTGCTCGCCGAGCCCGGCTGAGGCCGGGGGACTTTCGGTCCGCTCGGCGGCGGGGGCGTGTGCGGCCCGGACGGCGGGTGCGTGCCCACAAGCCGTGCCGCAGTGCCGGCAACGCGCAGTGCCGGCGGCTGGATCACCTGCTGTTCACCCGCCGCGACGATCGCGTCGAGGTGCGCCTGGCTGAAGCGGATGTGCTTCCCACCGCCGGGCCGGGTGAACGGCACCGAGCGAGCGGCGGTCATCGCGTAGAGAGTCTTCGGCGAGATGCCCAGGTAGGCCGCAGCCTCCTTGACGTTGCGCAGGCCCTCAGCCACGGTCCTCACCGTCCGGCCGCAGCTCGAAGATCTTCTCGACCGTGGTGTCCAGGTCGGCGGCCATCTTCATTGCGGTCGACAGGTGCGGACTCTTGCGACCGGAGCGGTAACCGAACAGCAGGGCGCGGTTGAGTCCGTGCAGCTTGGCGGCCGCGACGATCGTGGTGATGCCCTTCTGCTCGGCGAGCCGGTCGTATTCCTCGACGCGGAGCCGGGCGGTCACATCGTCGCCCTCAGGCGACGGTGCGTCGCTTTTTGTCGTCGCTTCCATGGTCACGAACGTAGACCGTCGCCTGTAGGCGACGCAAGGGGCGACGCCTGAAGGCGACGTCTATGACCGAACGGATGAGATGTGATCACGACCTTTGGGCCGGTACCGTCGCACTAGAGCGACGTTATTCAAGGGGGTTGAAGTCATGGCACAACGCAGGACCGGGGCTTTTCTATCGAGCACGCAGAAGCACCGTCGTAGACAGGCGACGCATCAGAGCGACGCCAAAAGGCGACGCCCGCGAAACTATTCATGCAGCTCAGATACCGCATACCGTGCGCCTATGAGCGACGCATCCGTGCCGGCCGAAGACTGGCCTGCCTACCTCCGCCGCATGACCAAGAGGCCCGGCTGGAGCGTCGCGAAGCTCGCTCGAGAATCGAATATTCACCGCGCCACCATCTTCGGATGGATCAAGGGTGACGTCGGTGTGACGATCGACAGCGTCCGCCGCATCGCCCTGGCGCTCGGCGACGACCCCGAGAACGCTCTGCGTGCAGCCAGCAGCAAGACCGACGACGCGACTGCCGTTGAGCAGGATGAGGAGGTCGCGCTGATTATGCGAGCGCCCGTCGATGACGATCTCAAGCAGGTGATGCTGCAGAAGCTTCGCCAGCGTCGAGAAGAGGACAAGCTGCGACGGTTGCAGACCTGGCAGGACATGATCGACGTCGCGCCGAAGCGCACGGAGGGCTGACCATGTGGGTCGAGAAGAACGGACCCACCTACCGCATCCGCGACCTGGTTCATGGCAAGAAGACCACCATCCAGGCCGGGTTTCCGACCAAGACGGCGGCCACCAAGGTCAAAAAGGTACTCGAAGCTGAACAGATCACCGGCACCTATGTCGACCCGCGCGGCGGCCGGATGCTACTCGGCGAGTGGGCTCCGCTTTGGTGGCAAACTCACCAGACCAGCCTCCAGCCAGGATCGGTCAAGAGTGAGGGAGCCCGGCTCAGGAACCACATCATCCCGCTTCTCGGCGAATACCGCCTCGAGGAGATCACCCGGCTGGTTGTCCGGAGCTGGGTAACCTGCATACTCACCGGCAGCGCGGGACTTGGCGAGGAAGAGCCAGAACCCGACGACGAAACGGTCCGCCAGCCGTTGGCCGCAAAGACGGTCCGCAACGCGCATGGCGTGCTGTACGCGCTGATGCAGGCCGCAGTCGACGACAAGCTGATCCGGCAGAACCCGTGCTATAGGACCGGTCTGCCACGGGTGAATCTCCGAGAGCAGCGGTACCTCACCGAGGCTGAGATCGGCCGGCTGGTCGCCGCACTTCCTGCCCACTGGCGGCCCCAGGCGGTCTTGATGATCGCTACCGGTCTTCGATGGTCGGAGGCGGCAGGGCTGCGGGTGAAGGACGTCGACGTCCTGGCGCGCGTGCTGCGAGTCGAGCAGACCCGCCACGAGTTGACCGGTGGCTCGCCTCTGGTGGTTGGGCCGCCGAAGACGAAGCACTCGCGCCGGTCGGTCACCTTCCCTCAGGAGGTCGCCGACATGCTGGTGCCGGTGGTTTCCATGCGCCACCGGGACGCATGGCTATTCACCGCGCCGGATGGGCGCGAGCTTCGACAGCGCAAGTTCTGGAAGAGCGTCTGGCTACGAGCCACCGCGGCGGCCGACTTGGAGGGGGTGAGAATCCACGACATGCGGCACACGCACGCATCGCATCTGATCGCTGACAACGTCCCCTTGACGGGCATCCAGCGTCGCCTCGGGCACAGCTCGATCGTGGTCACGAGCGACATGTACGGACACCTGCTCCCGGTGATCGGCGAGAACATCATCGTGGCGGTGTCGAAGTCCCTGGCCATGGTCGACTTCGGGTCTCTGGTAGGGGAATCCGTAGGGGAATCCGTAGGGGAACAACGGGAATCAGCGGGGAACGACGGGGACGTATGGGCAGGTCGACAGGCAGCTTGA